ATGCAAAAAGACACCGTCGAAGGCGTCCCCTCGGCGGTGTCAAAACACAACGTTACATTTAGTAACACACGATGCAAAAGTATAAAAAATTTTGAAACACAAGTATATTTTCTTAATTATTTTATCACATAGGCGATTTTTCCGTACATAAACCCGTGTGCGGCTGTTTCGTTATAAGCAACGCCGAACCCTGCCGACACCTTGACACGCCGCCACAACAGCACACCGCCCTCTGCATATAAGGCAGGAACGAAGTTCTTTTCGGCAAGTACACCTTCGACTCCTGTTTCAAGTGTTAAGGTAACAGCCTTCACTGGCGGGGTGTTGTCGATGAGGTGTGTCTCATGGCGGGTATAGAACACCGCGCTATCTATGTTCAGGTTGAAACCCGAAGCCCAGATTTCAGCCGTGTCTGTATAGACGTAGTGCTTCTGCGTCATCGGTATCCGGGCTATAATAGTATCGTGAATGGTGTCGCCATGTACTGCAATAGTGACAGGGAACGGGTACGGTTCTTTAATCAGGCTGTCCTTCACGATAGGGGGCAGTCTCACCGTGTCGGGGGTCAGCCATACCGTATCGCGGTAGTTGTTATGTTGTTCTGCGAAGTTACGCTCCGCTACGGTGTACCCGAATATAAACGCAAGCACGGCATAAAGAATTAGTCCTGCCAATGCCACGATTACAACTCTCAATTTACCTGTCATAGAATTGTACGATTTTTCCGTTGTTATAAACCAACTTGCGGTATTGGATGCCGTTGAGACGGCGCATCCATCCGCGCTTGAACTTCGCTTGTGAACCAACTGCAATCTTATCAATGTAAGCCTTGCGATTGAGGCTGATGAGGTCGAACAAGTCGTATTGAGTGCCGTTGTAGTTGTTAATAGCGGCGATGGTTTTAGCCCCTATCATGCCGTCAGCGACAGTTCCAACGAGACCCTGCACGCTGCGGATGGCTTTTATACCTGAACACCAGTACCAATCCACGAGGATGTTGGCTACTGACTGCGAGATTATCGCATCGCCCATGCACTTGTCCCAATAGAATTTTTTGAACACCTTCAGCCATTGGGCGTCTGTGATGTTCTTTAAGTCATAGACAGTCTTATACTGCCCGAATACGGTGCGGAACGTTTTTAGTGTCACGCCCTTGTTGGTTGCACCGCCACGATCGTCCGGGTCGTTGACGAATCCGCCTTCCCATGATAGGAGGAACGGCTTTAGAATTTCTGCGTTTGCCATTGTTTAATATCCATTTTGAGGTTCACGAGTAGCACACTTCTTCACTACGCAGCGATAACGCTGCAATTCGAGTTCGAGACGACTTTTTTCTTTTGTCAACTCGAGGATTTCCTCGTTCTTTTGTTTCGTCGTGTCAAGGTTGTCCTGACTGAGTTTTCTTACAAGCTTGGTCTGTTCCGCAAAACGTTGTTCTTTCTCTAATAGTTGGTTCTGCAGGAATTCGTTCGCCTCCTTCAATACAGAGAACTCTATGCTATCAGCTTTAGCTTCTGAAATACGGAGGTTTTGCTTGCGGTGAAGGAGGTATTTGACCGCCTCCCAACCGCCGAAAATGCCTAAAAGTGATGCGATGTTAGTAATTAAAACTGTCCATTCCATAGTTATATTATTTATCTGCAAAAATAACAAAATAATGATTACAATATAAACATTATTATATTTGTAAAAAATTTTAAAATACCACCCAGTAATCACCCATACGTAATATTTGTACCAATGTTCTTTTGGGAATTGTCAATGCTTGACTGTTCAGGGTTGTCACATTATCCTTTTGATTTAGGAATGAGCCGTCAGATGCGGCCAACCGAATAGGAAGCCCAGAATCATTCAACAAGAACGCCCAATTGGTATTCCATGTGTTAGTGAAAGGTTCCAGAGTCACAATTGAACAGCCGGACTGTGCGATAAATAGGTTTCCGCTTTTATACCCTATAGTGGAATTGACGCCGAATAAAGTGGTGTAATTAAGACGAAGTCCATAAACTTTTATAAAATCATCAACAACAGTAGCACCATTAATAGTTGCACCTGAAAGGGTCAAAGCACCTTCTGCTGTCCACGTAATTTTGCCGCCGGCGAGTTGTCCGCTGCCAGTGTTATTTAGCTGTATTTTGCCATCCGCGATAGAAACAGTACCGTTAAATTCACCTTCTTTCGCGTACATTTTTCCATCTTGCTGTACTCTGAATGGTGCTGTAGCACGTTGTGCGAATGTCGCTCCAGCCCAAAGTCTTACTGAATTAGAGGTCAATCCATTCCCTGTTATGCCTGCCAATATGCGGGAGTTACTGCCTGCAAGCTGCACCGTTCCACTTGTAACTATACCTCCGTCTATTGTTGTCTGCGTATTGTCATAGACCCCTGCATCGTCCCAGTCAGCGTCGCTGAATGACTGTTCAGATCCCTTTGCGGTGACGCATTTTAAAAACACCCCACCGTTGAGCCAGATGTCACCAACAGCGTAAGGAGTCGTTGGAATGACACTCATAAACATTTTGCGTGCCGTCGGGATATACTGAAACCATTTCGGTATGGTAGCCAACTCTACCCACCTATAACTGATTGTGTTATTTGCAGAATCGCCATCACGCTGTATTGTATTGTACCTCTCCCAGCGAAACCAGCGGTATGGACTGTTTGGAGATGCGTCGTTGAAATAGCGGTAAAGGTCGCCCACATGTTCTTCTTTCAATGCTGTTGTGGTCCAATCTGAAGCAGGTGTGTTGCTTGTTGACGGCATGACGTATTCATACCAGACTTCAATAACACCGTCGGTATCTTTTAGATAATGTGACAGGTCGGGCTTGTCCGTTATATTATCATAGCCGGAAGTGCCATTGATGAATGTCATTTTTCCACGGATAATGTTGTTGACGAGATCGAAATACGTGTTACCATCAGCAGATACGATTCGGTCTGTTGTGATACGTCCCGGAAGGATTTCCGTGAATCCGTATAAATCAACGTAGGAGCGCTGTCCGTCGTATTCCTTGTTCAACACGCCCACAAGCAAATGATAATATCCCGCAATGCCCTCAAGAGCTATTGCGGTTTCTGACAGCAGGAATTCACCAGTCTGCACCCTCTTCGAAACTTTGGCGTAAAGATAATAAGATTTAGTTGCATCAGTAAGTGCCGCAGAAGTGTAAGAATCCAACGCCCATTTTTTGTAGTCGTTTGGGTCGTATTGACATTGCAGGGAATCTATACCGAGAGTCATGTGCATTATGACGCCCGCCGGAGAAATCAATCGTTTCCTATTGTTATTATAAGTTACATTGTGTGCAACCTCCGTAGTATTGTCCAACGCTGCGATGAACTTGTATTGTAAAGACTCATCGCCCAATAACAGTTGCATCGTCTGAATTGCGACCGGACTGATGCTCTCCGTGAAATTCTCAAGCATTGCGTTCTCAAGCATTGTCATTGTATCTTTCGCGTCCCTGAAACGCCGTTTGGTGAATGACAGAGCCTGCGTGTGAAGGTCGTTAATGACAACCTCCTGTTGCTGAAGCTGTCCGATATGCGATGAGTAGCCACCGCCTATAGTCGAGTTTGAAAGTTCTATTTCTGGACTGTGCGGTCGGTTTACATAATCCTTTATGCCCGTGATACGGACAAGTTGCGCCGTGGGCTGCACTGCTTCGTCGGTGAATGAAATATAACCGCCGAGACGTATTTTTCCTCCAATATTGACCCAATCGCGCGCAGCCCAGATGCCGTCCAACTCACCTGTGAAGGTTATTTTTTGCTCCTCGTTGTCAAACAGATAACGCACTGCCTCGCGGAACATGTCCCATGATGCGCCTGACTTCGTGTTATTGTCGCAAATATACGCCTCTGGAAGCATTACATTAAAAATAGCATAAGTATCGCCCACAGCGGGAACGTACACCCCACCAGGCATATCATACCCGTCAATCTCCGCAGGTTTTATTTCAAACCTCCGCTCGTCATGATGATATGCCGAAATTTCAAACTCGCGCCCTGCCAGCATTCCTGATTGAAAGATGACCGTCATGGTCTCTCCTGCGATAAGACAATCATGATAGTTTAACGCAATGGGAATACCGATGTCAACAAAGTCGTAATAATGATTGTCCTCGTTTACCGTGATGACTTGAGATATCGTTCCAACACGCTTAGGGTAAATCTCGGAGCAGTCAAGACTTCCTTCTGACGGCAAAGATACGACAGCATCAGTCCGTCGGATAAAAAAGCCGTCGGAGTCTGTTATATATGTGCGTGCGCTTGCGCTATTGAAATCTTCCTCGTCCTCGAAGTGTTCGCCGTCAAATCGCAATGTTTGACTCTTTGGCAGCAGCAGTTCTCGGCAGTTGTTATAATTTGACGGGTCTATGTTCTTGTTACCGCCCTGGATATATAAGCGGTCGAGAGGCATTTCCGATTCCGTTGTGCGTGTAACGCCACTTTTGAAACCATTACCCCTACCGTAAGCGAGAGCGAGAGGGGAGGATTTGTTATATTCAACTTTGTGTAGTGAAACGACATTGCCTTCAATCTCCCATTCTGTTTCAAATTCTTCACTCATCTGATTAAGAGCTTCCAGACAAGTAACGTGGTTGTAAGAAATTGTTTTTTCCACAGCCTCTATGCATGTGCCTACAGACCAGATATTCAAAGAACTTTGCGGGTTTTCGTTGCGCGTCAACCCCCATTCTCTCTGATTGAGATTGGCGATAAGCATCTGAAGATGATTGAGCGGTGTGCCTGTGAGACTGAATTTCAGTCTTCCGGAGCCGCCAAACGATCCACTATAGACTATGTCACGGAAACGGTAACGCTCAAGATAGTGCTGCGTACTGTCAAGGGTTACGGTATATTCAAAATACCGCCTATGATGCAGTATCACGTTTTCTGGTTTTACGAGCGTGTATCTTTGCCCTTCGAAATCACAGTATGCCCCTACAGGTATTTCAATGTGTGTTGCAAGAGCAAAATAAAGAACAAGTATGTGATCGCCTTTAATAGCCCTGTAACGATAACTATTGTCATCAACCTCAACATTTAGTACGAGTACATTCGTATTGTCGTATATTCTCATAATTATAAATTTTACTGTTTTTTCAAAATTCAACAATCCTCACAGCCGTGAAGTCTTTCATGTCCTCCGGTGCGGTCTTGCCTGCACTCATGCCGCCAGAGAGCAGTCCGCGTCCTGCGACAGACGAACGCGCTATGCGAGACTGTCCCACGCTCATGCCCGCGACGATTATGTCACGGGAGGGGTCGGTGGCGCGACCCACTCCGGCCACGCCCACCGAGAAACTGTCAAACAAGCTTACCCGTGCCATAACGCCTTACCTTTAGACAGAATTGAACATAACGCTTGTCCATGACGGACTTCGCCAGATTGACGGCATACGCGCGCACGTTGCCCGACGACTGCGGCACCCCGTATTCGTCCTGCGCTATTGCGCCGCCCGTCTTGCCTACAAAATAATCCCCCATCATAGCGGCGGGAATCCACTCCGAAGCTGGCACGCGCGTGTCGTCGAACAGCACGGCGATGGTCTGCTCCGCGTCCTCGCACGTGAACCGCTCGCCGCTCCACATGCACACGAACGACTCGCCGGGCGCTATCACCCGGTTATGATAAGTGATACTGGCAGCGCCGTCGTTGAGGTAGGTCGCTCCAAACTGAAGGTCGTCGTTGACGCCCACACGGGCATACACCACGGATCGGCAGCGGCAGTACACAGCATCCATAACCGTAGGGTCAACCAACTCAACCAACGTGCTTATTTGGGCGCTGTCAAGAGCAAATGTTGTTCCTGTTACAGACACGTAAACAGTGTCTCCCGGTTGCAGCAGTTCGCCGTTATATGTCACGCCGCCATCTCCCTTTACAATGTACTTGACGACAGGCAGCGTCTCGCCCGCGGCATACTCCGCGCCCATGATGTTCTCCTTCCACAAGCGCACGCCGTAGCTCCCCATGCGGCTCGCAACCTCCGCCCACACGCTCGAAAGCTGTACTTGCGCGGGATCTATGACCAATATTTTCGACAAAATCTCACCTTCGTCCGAAGGGCTGTCGGTGTCAACGGCTATTGTCGGGACATTGTCTATCGCCTCAACAGTCAGGCAGCCTGACACACTCCTCTCATCCCACGTGCCTGCAACACCTGTTGAGTCCGTCATGACCGCTATGTGAAGCGCGGGCGGAAGCGCGCCGCAATACGTGTTCTTGGCGTTCTGCCAGTCGGCGTCGCAACCGGGAATGAGGGTGAAGTCGCCTTGTTCCGGCGCGTTGAACAGCTGCGCCGAGGTCTGTGACGAGAATACACAGTCTTCGAACACTGGCATCAAATTCGCCGCATAGCCGCGCTCCTCCAGCTGGTCAAGCAGCGATTGCTGACGCTCCGTCGAGGTGCTGCCCGTCAAGACGATTTGCTCCGGACTTCCAGCATCACCGCGGTCGGCAGTAAGCCACCACCATGTCACGTCCGATGCAAAAACACAGCCCTGGAACGTTCGCTTGACTTTCTCGTTCGCCACCATCGCAAACCGGCCGAGCACCGTACCTGCCACCGTCTGTCCGTTCCCTGCCTTGCACCTGTCCGCGATGTTAGGCACGCCGTAAACGGTGCAGTTTTTCATAAACACGTCACTATATCCCGCGAGCTGGAGAGGGTAAATCGAATTATGCAGGGGAGAATCATACACAACATGCTGCACGGCGGTATTGCCGCCTATGTAGCCGAAGTACAATGATGTCTTATGCAGACAGACAGAGGAACCAGCGACCCCGATGACAAAGTTTGCAAGGCCGACAACGCCAGCATAGGACGCACGGCCTACACCGGCCAACAGATGGGAGCCGCCCCATACAGTCTCGTCACCCTGCGAGTAGGGCACATTGCGTATAATCATCTTATCGTGGCTGAAGCCGTAAATAAGCATCTGCCCTTGTCCGTCGAACGTCGCAGCACCCCAATAGTCGCCATTGACAGCGCAAGCGTGATTGCCGTTCGACATTTGTTCGGAGAAAAGTCCGCGGCACACTATCGTGGTTGGTTTTGTCGCTTTGGCGTTATACGCCTTGTTCAGAGTCCTGTACGGCTTCTGCCGTGTTCCGTCGCCGTATATGTCGCTGCCAAAATCGCTATCGACATATACCGTCGTTGTGCCTTCCGTACCTGTCGGCGCGGTCAGCCATGTGTAGTTTCTTGTTGCCATTTTCTATTTTTTTTAATTATTCATAGCATACGTATTTTCTTCCGTTTGTGCCTGTTTTTTCGATGAATGTCACCACGGCCGGCCAAGCCGCCGCGTCTTTCTGCAGCCTGTCCATTATAACCTCGGAGCGGGTCAGTGCGTAATGCATCTCGTCCTCCCTGTCGGGGAACGCGAAACGGAAGGCGCACTTGCGCTCCTTGTACACCTCCACCTCCTGACTCTCGAAGATTACCACATCACTGCCGATTATGTCGCGGATGCTTATGCGCGCCTCTTTAGGCAGCGCGAACCAGTTCTGCTCGATTTTTTTGTCTTTCAGTCTTTTGTATTCCATAATATTATGCTCAAAAACCCTTATTCTCTCTCCCATTGTCTTGTGCATCAGATGCCACGAGTCGGTGTGAAGCATCCAGCCGAAGTAGGGCGCCATGCCGCGTTTGTACGTCTCATCGTCCGCGCCGCGCCTCTCAAGCGTCCGGTGACGCCTCTTGATGGCCTCTCTTATGTTCTTGCGCAACAGTGTATGGGTGGGCCATATCTTGAAGCCGCAAAAGACGATGCCGCATCTCACAGGTGCCACGCGTGCGTTTTTCTTCACCGCCAAACCTTTCGCCGCAAGCTTCAATGCGATTGCTTCGAGACAGGCGTCGGCCTCCGCTTTGTCACGGCAGAACACCAGTCCGTCGTCCATGTAGCGCACATAGTCGAATTTCCCGTCGTCCATCCATCTGTCGAAGTCTGTGAGGAAAAGGTTTGCGAGATATGACGAGAACGACAGTCCTATGGGCAGACCGTTGACTGGGCAGGCTTTCAGACGCCGCTCAATGAACGCAAGCACCTTGGCGTCCTTGATGTAATGTGACAGGCATTCCAGCATCCGCGCGTGGTCTATGCTGTCATAGTACTTCGCAATGTCGTATTGCACATAGTAGCCGCAGGCGTGCCGCCTTGCGAGTTGTTCGACCTTGACAAGCAGCGATATGAGACCGCGCCCCTTGATGCTCGAGTACGTGTGTCCCGACAGCTTTGGTATGATGTGCCGCGACAGCACCTGCGTCACGGGCGCGAGGATTTCCTTGTCCGCATCGTCGGCATACCAGACGCTGCGCCGCTTGCGGTCATTGACATACATGTGCCGTAGCGGATGGAATGTGTATGTCTCGTACTCCATCTCCTTACGCCTTGCCTCGGGCGTGGCTCTTACAATCTCCTGCCACATGTCGCCAATTCTCCTCATCGTGTTGTGTATCTGTTTTTTTTTAATTCATTCTGTCTCCACGTCGTCCCGCCGTCGGCTTTGCGCCTACCAGCCGGGCTTATGTTCTTCGTGTTGTTCTGCCCGAAGGGGCAAGGCTCGGATGCCGTCTGTTTTTTCGTGGTACTTAGGAACCAGCGACCCCGAAGACATAGTTTGCATTGCCGACATTGCCAGCATTGTACGCACGGCCTACACCGGCCAACAGAGGGGAGCCGCTGGGCATCCTTGCCTTTTAGTTCTGTCATGTCTCCTCCGACACCAAGCCGAACGCCATTGTCAGACTTGCGTCCTGAACTTCGGCGGTGCGCACTATTGTGAGCGTCAGCACCTCACCGTCATCTATAGTGAAGTCCTGCGCTCCCAAAGTGTGCCGCTCTTTCAGCACCGAGCCGTGTGACACCAGCACGTGGTCGATGTTGACACCCAGCAGGCGCGTCACATGCACCGCCTTGCCGTAGCCGTTAGTCCACTGTATCGTGTCGGCGTTTTCCTGAAAGTCGATGCATACGGTTTTTAACTCGTCTTCTATACGTCGCACGGCATCATTAGCAGCCAGTGCGGCTGCATTTGCAAGTTCCCCTTTTTCGTTTGCCAGCATTGCCGCCGAGTTTGCGTCTGATGAAGATTGATTTGCGGCTGCCACGGCATTCGCTATTGTTTGTTCGCGTGCTTGTTCGGCAACATCAAATGTCGTGTTTCTGACGTTTTCAGCCTGCTGGTTATTTGTGTTGCGCGTCTGTTCAGCTGCGGCGTATCGCTCGTCACGCTGAACCTCGGCCTCAATATAGGATTGTGCACGCTGTGACTGCGCGGCATCAAATGCTTGGCTTCTTGCCTCTTCCGCAGCGTCAGCCTGCTCAATGGCGGCTTCAGCTTCGTTGGCGGCATTGTTCGCATTGTTAGCCGCCTGCTCGATGAACTCCATTGAAACCTTGACACTCCGATTCTGTTCATCTGTACCGATAGTGAATAGTCCCTGCAAGGAGTTAGAAATCGGAAGTTCGGAAATTTTTATCTTTTTCATATTTTTAATATTAAATTAAATCAATATAGTTTTTCGTCAAATCCCAACAAACACAAGCGTAAGCGAAAATTCAAGCCATGGTTTTCCTGCTGGAAGAAATCGCGACACCTTGCTTTTACTGTAATAACAATCGTAAGTCTTATGCGTTGAATTGCAATATAGCCTGTGAGTGGTTTGCTGTACCAGCAACGACAGGAACAGGTCGTAATTATGCCACAGTGTTTCGAGGGTGTCAGCAGTCATGAGCAGGTTCATTTTTACCTCCTTGGATTGAAATCTTACGGGTGCCTCTGTATCTGCGATGATACCATCGATGATGCTTATGTTGCGCGACATTACTGGTTTAACAGCAGGCATTTTAGTGACTTCCGCCAGCGTTCCTTTCAACGCCTTTATGTTGTATTTTGAAAGCATAACATTATCCAGCTTGTAATCAGGGTTGTTTGCAAGTGTCGTCAGTGGCACGGCGTTTTGCGTGTTTGTGCCATTCACAAGTTCCACAACTGCAAAGCGGATAGTTATAAACCCCATGCCGTTATGCCTTTCGAACCTCGGCATAGCAAGCGTTCTTAGTCTGTAGATACGTCCTATTGATGTGAAATCCCACGTGTGTGTCACCGTACCACTTATAGCTGTTGCCAACGCCTCGTAATTGAATGTATCGCAATAAGCGAACCGGACTTGAGCCTCTTGAGAATCAACTCTCATTGATAGCTGGTCAATCTCTATTCCGTTGTCTTCCTGCCAGTCGTTATGTACAACGGTTTTCATAGATGGATATGAAACAAGTTCGTTGTATCCATTCTCAACAACATATATGCCGTATTCCGAGAATGCATCCACACTATCAATAAAAAGCCTATTTTCGAGCGATATGTTCATATTATTTGACTTTTATTCCCTTTAATGCTATATCGTTTAATGATGTTTTCATAACACTCATATCGTTCTCTATTCTGTCGATTTTTGTGACCAATGTACCTGTGTGGTCGTGTATGCCAGCAAGGTGGTTCAAAATCTCATTAGATATACCAGTTAACATTCGGATGTTGTCGGCTATTATGCCGCTGTTCTCTGCTATTGCAAAGGTGTGCCCCTGTATTGCGGTCATTCGTCCGTTCACCTCGTCGATGCTGTCCTGTGAAGCAGATGCAATACCCTTGTTCAAGCCCTCGCGTCCTTCCTCAATACCATGTTCGTGCATTATGCGATAGTATTCCTCGACCCAATCTTTGTACTCTTCCATATTCTCGCCCAAACCGCTAATCATCATCGTCATAACACTGATGATTTCTTCCTTGTCTTGTGAGGCGAATGCCTCTTTTAACATGTCCGAGTAACCGTCAAGGTATTGGCTTATGATAAGGTCTTTAAGCATCTGCTTGCCGATATTCTCAATTGCACTTGCCGCGCTTGACTTGAATATATCCCATGCATCCGAACCTTTTTTTACCCCCTCAAAAATAGCATCCGCCAATTGGTCTGCAATGCCTCCAACATAATTCGAAACAATCTCATTTAACATTTCGTCAGCCTGTTCCGCCGCCTCCATAGCGGCGATTAAGCGTTCCAAAGCAGATCTTGCAGTGCTGTCTATCTCATTTTTGTAGGCATTATAAAAGGCTTTGATTTTGTCAAGGTTGTAATTCCAGCCTAAGTCGTACCCAGTAGCAGGGTTCCAACTGCCATAATCCTCCGCGAGTAGTGAATACGCCTGCTTATAGTATTTCAGAATATCAGCCCACGACTGGTTGAATTTCCAAAACAGGCCTGTCGCATCGGAGAAGTCCGTGTTGCCGAACACCGAGTTCGACTTCTCCACCGAGTATTGTAGCATCTCAACCGCTTGCCTGTATTCTTCTCCAGCTTGTTTCAATTTCACTGCTGCGAGAAAATTTTTGTTAGACCAATCCATTACCTCGGTAAACAACTGTGACACTCCTCCTACTATAGCGCCAATCCAACCGCCAGATGCAAAACCTTGAGCGGCACTTGAAAGCACATTTGTAGCGGCTTCCATACCTTCTGCGTAACTTTCCATATCCGCATCGCCTGTGAGTTGCGCAATCTCTCTCATTGTATCGGCTGCTTTACCGAGAGCATTCGCCAAAGACACACCGCCAGCCGCGATAAGGTTCTGGCGGTTCATCTCTTGCAGAAGTCGGATGTTACTCTGTATGTTCTCGCGCTCCTCATCCGAAGCATCGGCCATACGTTTGCGATATTCATAAATTTTCGCGAAATTTGTCACTATATCAGTCCAGTCCGTAGAAGCGCCTCCGCCGAGTTTTCTGTTCATCAACTCATCCTCCAACGCCTCAATCTGATTAACCCATGTTTCAACATCCTTAGGGTCTTCATCATCTCCCAAAGTGGCGAGTTTGCCTTTGGCGTATGCTATGGCTTCAAGGATCTGCTCCTTTGTCTTTTTCGATACATTGCCGAACACGTTTTGAAACATGCGGGAAGCAGCGTCTTCAACGCTACGCATTTCTTTATTCACCGCATTAATCGCATCCTTTTCTCTTTTATACAAAACGTTGATATTATCCTGTGTGACACCCTCTTTAAATGTTCCGTCGTCATTCATCAACGCCTGCCGCTCGCGTTCATAATACTCATATATCCTTGTCTTACGCTGCTCATAGGTGAGATAGTCTTCCAAAGCTTCTGACAGAGCTCGCTCGTTGCCCTGCTGAAACACGTTGTTCAAATATTCCTCAATGTTGTCAAAGTTGCGCTTCACGTCTGCCGGAAGTGCTGTCACAGTAGGGGAGAAAGTCAAACCTTTTTCTTTCCAGTCGGGGTTGTCTGCCTCCCATTTTGTACGTTCCGTCGTCTGTAGAGTTTCGAGGTAGTCCTTCCTCTGGCGTTCCAACTCAACGAGTTCCTTTTTGTGGTTAAGTTCACGCTGTGCCATTTTCTTGGCGAAACCTTCCTCCATCGCGTTAATTTCAGCCTGTTCTCCCTCCATCACCAAATCCTCGCGCAGTTGTTGTAAGGCTTTAGCCTCTTTCTTCAATTGTTGTTGCAGTTGCGCTGTTTTATAATTATCCTGTGCTTGTTGTTTTTCCGTTTGGCCCGTCAGTGTGGATAGTTTTTCGCGTGCTTCTTTTAATGCTTTCTCCCTCGCGGAAATCTCCGCTACGAAGTCCCCTATATCCTTACCTGTAGCATCTTTCGTTTTCCTTCCTGAACGCAGTTCATCTATCTCTTTCTCAAGGGCTTCGACTGCTAATTTCGCTTCCTCAATCTGCTGTGTGATGTTTTTTATCGGTGTGGGCTGCTCAACTATCTGCTGTGTTTTCGGCGTTTCAGGGAAATACAAAGCCATCTGTGCGTTAATGAAATCCTGCCGCGCATTCTCATCAGTAGTGTACACAGATGCAGCAATCTGTTGTATCTTCGATTTCAAGGCTTCTGCCTTGTCTCTGTACACAGATTCGAGTTTGTTAAGTTTATTAGCAGTTTTCCTGTAGTCATCGTCGCTTAAATTGCCTATCAAGAACTGAAGCTCCTGACGACCGTCTTTATATCCGGAATAACGCCCTTGCGAAGTGTTAATGCGTTCCCTCATCGCGCGCCATGCGGCGAACACAGCCTCGACTTTCTCCGCTTCAGTGACGGTAGAAGTTTCAAGGGATTCCATGAGCTCGCTTATACTTTGTGGAATATCAGTATTTTTAATGCCAAGGTAGCGGTTGTACATATCCGACCAAGTCCCCACCATATCGGCTTCAACCCTCTGCATTTCGTCACGCGCTTTCATAAGTTCGTCAACGGCACCTTCGAAGTCCTCTTTTTTGCTGTATTGCTTAACAGCAATTGCGGCGAGTTGACGTTTATTGTACTCTTCTAATTGCTCGTTCAAACGTTCATACGCAGTGGACTCGTCGTTTATAGTCCTGACAATATCAGGATTTACCGCCCGAAGCTGTTCAAGTATTCTCTTGCGTTCCTCTTCTTGTATGTTCGCGTTTTTAAGTTTGCCGACAAGCATGTTAGTCTGCGTGTATTCCTCGCGCATTTCCTTCGTGGAGTCGATAATTGCTTGTTTTTCCTCGCGTTTGCTCTTAACGAGTTTGGAAATAGCTACCGTAGTGGCAATTATAGCCGATGCGGCTACGATATACGGGTTCTTCATTGCTGTGAGGTTAAAAGCCTGTTGTGCGGCTTTTAACAAGCCCAATTCTTTGCGGAACATTCCTACAAGACGTATGTTTTCAGAAAACGCCGCAGCTTTCATCGCAAGATTTGTCGCAATAACAGCCGCTTTGTAAGAACCATACCCAGCTATAAGCACAGCCAAGGCGTTGCCTACCTTTTCATAGTTGCGTACAATATCGGTAGCACCCTGAATAATTGAGGAAATCGTGCTTTGTGACTTTGTGCCAATATCGTTAAACATGTCATCTATTGCACCTTTTAAGTTAGATATACTACCAGACAACCCTTTAGACTGCTTTTCAAGCATACCATGGAACTTGCCGCCTTCCGCCGTTGCGTCCGCGAATGCCTGTGCGACCATTTCGGAAGTTATCGCCCCGGCTGACATTTCGTCTTTTAGCTGTGCTATGCTCTTGCCTGTTTTCTCCGATATTGTAGCGAGCGGATTGAACCCTGCATTAATCATCTGCAACAAATCCTGCCCCATTAGTTTTCCTGTTGAGGACATCTGCGAAAACGCAAGAACAAGCGAATCGAATCTTTGCTGGTTACCCATACTGATATCTCCTATCTGCTTCAATACCGTCATCACTTTGTCCGCCTCGATATTGAACGACAGAAGTGTTTGCGCTCCTTTTGCGAGACCATTGAGCATCATGGGAGTGTTAACGGCAAACTCGCGTATAGACGAGAATAGTGCGTCAGCCTTTTCTTTGTTGCCAACAAGTGTCTGGAATGAAATCTCAAGAGCCTCAACCTCGGAGCGAACCTGAATCATTTTCCTTGAGAAATCCGCCGCTTGTTTCAACGTGAAGAAACCGGCAGCGGCAGCTGCCATCTTTCTGAAACTGTCGTCTATCCTGTTGCTTTCTGCGACGGCAGTGTCACCAATTGCACCGAACGTCCGTTTCACCCTTGCCGTGTCGCGCTGGAATTTGGCATCGTCTAATTCTATGCTGTAATATAGTCCGCTCATTGTTTGTTAAATTGATTGATTAATCATTTCCTTCAGTATGTGATGATTAGTAGGATCGTCCATATTAATTACTTCCTCATCTTTTTCGCCGTTGTCCTTACTCTCGAAACTGTTGCTCGGGAGTACCATTCCATATAGGGCGAGGTTCTGAAACGACATATCAAGAACCTCGTCGAAGGTCATTGTATAAGCTTTCGCCATCGCGCCTATCACTGCCCAGATGCTGTCATTTGATTCATCTTCTCCCGCAGCAGATTTACCTCGTTTAGGGAAGTGATAATGCCGTAAAAAAAACCCACCTCCATTCCCTTTAGTAATTCAGAGTAAAGTTCAAATATCTTTTCAGGGCCCAAGTCGAGAATTCTCCCTTCAAGTATTCTACGCCGCACGGTACTGCAGAAGTCTAACGGCCAACGACGAACTCCGACAATCATCATCGCAATTATCTTGCCGAGAGGCTTACAATTGGAGGCGTATGCAAGTGTCTGAAAGACAGTGTTTTCTCCATCGATAAGATTGAATTTAGGAAGTTGCGAGATATACTTCGAAACATGTATCATCGTACGGACACTTGGCGGGGCAGTAATGTAAGTCTTACCACCAACCTTTACTGATCTCTTCTCCTGAAAGACGGCATCAGCTGTTTTTTCTTCCAATGTTTTTTTCATATTGTTCAAATTTGATTTAGGGGAGAGGGGCGGAGTCGAACCGCCCTTTCGCGCCAAGTGACGCCCGATTATGTTTGAACTCTCCTCACCGTGAGGATTACTCCGATGCGGCGTAATCCTGAAGGATTTTCCCGTTTGCAGGCTTCAGTCCGGTGAAAGTGTATTTTACTTTCTTACCGATATCAGACTTCCATGTGGTCTCGGAAGACACATGGCATACGGGCATAAGGAAGCCGGGTGTCTGCGGGTCTTCGCCTGTTAAGCGGACGGAATACTCGCCCGAAATAACACCGTCAGTGTCTTGAAAAGGAAGAGTGTCGTTCTTTTTCACATAAACTTCAAATGCGAACTCGTAGGAGTTTGCGTTGTAACGCACGTCAACGACATTGCCGCCTTCGTCTTTTGCTTCTGTCTTGTCTCCTTGTGTTGTGGAGAGTTCCGAACTGTTCTCCACGATATCAAGCATTATCTCGGAAAACGAAGCAGCTACCGCCCCGTCAACAGAGGTGCCGTATTCAATTTTGGGTTTACCCCATGATAGTTTAGCCATGATGATTCATTTTAACGTTAAACATTGTTTTTCTTATTATTTACAGGCATTATCTCGACAACAGAGGCGCCGTCCTCGGTTATGAGCAACGGGTCATATCCCTCGTTACCGTCCTCGTCCGTAGCGTCTATCAAAGCTGCCTGCGGTATTGTAATCGGGTCATCATCATCACCAAAATACTCGTAACGAAGTCTCACGACGACGAAATGTTGGTGTATTTGAGGCTCTTCTTCCGTGAAGATAGTCTGTTGTAACTCGAACTTGTAATTAGACACCTCGGCTGTCAGGCTGTCAACCCACGCTTGGGCGTAGGCTTCAAGCTGCTCGGTACGCTCACTGTCCTCGACCAACACGCCGTTACCCCAAGGGTCGATGTCGGGGACGAAGATGTTCACCGTCACTACACCCGACTGAATTTGGTCGGTAAGTCCTGTCGTGAAAATAACCTCCGCATCCTCCAAACGGCTGTCACGGGGACGGAAGCCGCCACGATAGACCTCGCCCGAAATTATCGTGTAAAGGGTGCTATCACGTAACAGCTGGTACACGTCGCTTTGAATCTTTTTGCCTGTCTTTGCCATGATGACTAATTAAGTTTAAGTTGTTTCAACATTCTCGGGACAAGGCGTTTCGCCAATTCCTGCGAACTGTCTAAAACGTCGAAACCCCGAGCCGCCACATAACCGGCGTAACTCATACCGGCGACAACGACGAGAGCGATACATTCAGGAAACTCCTCCGCCAAACGCTTGGCGAAGCTCTCCCCGACATCCGAACCCTCTTGTCCCGTCGGTTTTACGGGGCGAAAGTCGCTGCTGCTTACGATTTGTCCGTCAACGGTGATAACATAACCTATACTGCTGCGGAGGTTGCCTGTGCGGTCTGTGAAATCGTGTCCTTTCTCCGAAGTGTTACGGGCTCGATTGACGACCTGTTCTCCAACGTATTCGAGATTGTATATGATAGCCTTTCGCAGTGCTGCCACTTTGATGTCAAGGCTTTCCTCGAGTTCCCAGTTCGGTGTGGTTTGTTTAATAGGCATGATTCCGCTTCGTTATAAGGTTATACCATTATCCGTGTCTCGCAAACGGCTTCAAGCGGTTCCACCGAAAGAATGGAGAATTCGCCCACGACATTACCTCGCATATCCTTCAGCCTTATCTGTTCGCCGGTGATGTCCTGCTCTTCGACAAGCACCGCGTACGATGCCTGTACAAAATGCTGTCCGTTCACGGTACGCCCGAGATTGTTGTGGCTGTTAGGTATGTATTGGCACGCTATCGCTGGGCCCCATTCAGAAGCAGACTTGACGGGATGTCCTGTTTCGAGGTCTATCCCGCCAGCTGTCTTGACTTTTACTTCGACGGTTCCGTTTTGAATGATCATAGTCTTGAGCCTTTGTATCCGTAAACGACGATATTCTCCGGCGGGGTTACACCCTCATCGGCGAAAATGCGCTGCGCTTCCTTGCGGAAAGCGTTACGCTGCTCGTCGGTAAACGAGTAGTTAATGCCACCCTGTGCGACGTTGGGGGCTTTCGAGAGCCACAACAGCAAATCGGCTTTTGCAAGACGATAAGGCTGTGAACCGAGAATCTCTGCCGTCACAACGGCGGAAGCATCGAGACCTCGCATCGTAGTGGTTGTCTCGATAGCTGCCGCCGGTACGGGGTAGGCGTTGATGCTTTTTAATGATTCGATGACCTTCATAGTTCCGAATTGTTATTACCAGCTTACGGCGTTGGTCTTAACGTACAGATTCTTGTAGGCGTTGTTGAACACCGGCACGGCATCAGCCTCACCGATTGTCACTTCGCTTGTCGGTTCGATAGTACCGTACTTCTTCACTACGGTGTGTGAACGCTCGGCACGGATGATTGACGGGTTGTCAACGTTCAAGATGTCATACTGGGTTGAACCCTGTACGAGAGTGTCTGACAACACAAGGATATCATCGTCAAACGGGTTGCCGGTTGTCTGTGTGCCGTCGATAGTCTCACGGGTGATGTCCTGATCGATGACGACAAACTGCAGACCATTGAGCCAAGCCTGTTTTACGAGCATGGCGTTGAGGGTCTTCAAGTCAGGTGACGAAGCCACGCCGACTGAATTCTCAACGAGTGTTGCACATTTCTTGATGATCTGGTCTGCTGACACGATCTTATAGAAGGTGTTCAGAGACACGAAGGCGAACTTCGGGTTGCGGTTCTTACCCTTTGCGTAGCGCACGAAAGTGGCGAGGTCGCCGAGGATATCAGCTGTTGCGGGTGTGCCCCAGTCCGTTGTGGTTGCTTTCTTCATGTCGTCGTCGACAGAGTAGTCAAGGTCGAACTCTGCTGCGAATGTGGCGTTGTTGCTTGATGTGAAAGCGAGCTTGCCTGCGCCTGACATGAGTTTAAGAGCGATAAATTCCAACTCAGCCTGTACGCCGTTGAAGCAGAAGTCAACGTCATTGCCCCAATAATCAACGAGAGCGATAGCGTCACCTCCCTGTGCGAGAGCTGCTGCTGTCTGATAATCCTTGATTTCGGAACGTTTCATCTCGCGTGAAATGCTGATGAACGGGATGTCGCCCTGTGCGCTTTCGAAGAGCTGGCGTTTCTTTCGAATGATTGAACCGTTGTCAGCGTGGACATCGGCAGCCACGTTCTTTGCTCCGGCTGCGTTGGTGAGCATCTTCCATGAGAAGCCGTTGACCTTCTTAACCGGGAAAAGAGTACCGAAATTGAATGGTTTTACGTCTATACTGTCGATACGTGCCTGTACCATTCTGTCTGTTAAACCCTGAATGAGGGTGTCTGTTACTGTTGCCATGATTTACCTCCTTTAGTAGTTGATGATACCTTTGAGTTGAGAAGCAATGGCTGCTGGGAGGGCGTGACCTTTGGTTACAGCCATGACCCATGCGTCTACGATTACGTTGTCACCTGCCTCGACACGTACGCCTGTGCCTGTGATAGCAGCAGGGATGTACTTGAAGGCTGATGTGTTGCTTGCCGATTCTGCGGCAGCATGGAAGATGTACGCACCTTCTGCAATAGCCACGCCGAGGGTTGTGCCGACGGTGATGGTGTCGTATGATGCGTTTGATGTGTCAATTGCGCTAATGGCGTAAGCCTTTGCGCCTGTTGCAGCCATGACGAAGTCACCTGCTTTGAAGTCGTGACCTTTTGCGACCTTGATTTCGGTTGCGTTGTTGGCAGCGTTGGCTGTCAACTTCGCATATTTCACAACATGGCATTTTGCGTTGGCGTCGGGTGCGCTGATAACAGTGCCTTCCGGCAGGAAATCACGGTTATTGATTTCGGTGATCATAACCGAAACGCCGCCGCGAATGTCCGCGATGCGGTGCATGATGACACGCTTTGTGTCAACATCCTTGCGTTTTTTTACTGTCATTCTCATTGTGAGTATGATTTAAGGGTTATACAATTAGAACGGCTGCCCTTCTGCCGACGCAGGAGTGCGTTGGCTGATAGCCTTCTTCTGTGCGTCGGTGAGCTCCGCTCCGTTAGCTTGTCCGCCGATCGGTGCCGACGGCTTGCCGAAAACAGCGCCCCTCGCTTTCGCTTCGGTGGCTATCGCTTCGACCTCACCTGTGACATCCGTTACAAGTGTTTCGAACTGCTCGTCGGTCAAGTCGGAGACTGACATACGCTCGTAGCCCTTGCGCAGGTTTTCAGGGAGACGCTCGATAATTGTAGCGAGTCTCTGTTTACGGGTTGTTGTCAGACGGTCACCGTCCATTTTGTTGAGACGCTCGGTTAGGGTTTTGTTGCTGTCAATCAGCGTCTTCGCCCAAGCCGGAATCTCTTCGCCGCCGTCACCGCCCGCAGGAGGTTTGGGAGCTTCGATCGGTTTGCCGTCTTTGAGATTGTGTTTTGTCTCGTAATTTTTTACGGCTGTCTGCTGTGCTTCTGTGGCACGGCTGTCACCGTAACTATCGAGAACCTGTTGGAAAGAGACCCCCTCGACTGCGGTTGCCACTTGTGATTCCTCTGTAACAGTCTTCGCCAGCTTCGTGGCGACCCTGTCGATAATTGCGTCGCTGACCCCCGGAAATTTGGCTTTCAGCGCATCTAAAAGTTTTTGCTTCATGATAAGTAAACTAATTAGTTAATGTACACCGCAAAGATAATACAAAAAAATATATGATTATATAATAATCATAAAAAATTTTTAAAATTTTGTATTCCAATGATATAATGATTATCAAGTCGTTACAAAAATTTTAAAAAAAATCATAAAAAAAGTTTAAAAAAGTTTGTTTTGTTTAAAATAATTCACTTATATTTGCACCGTGAACACAACAAAACACGAAGACATGACACACTACACAACGACACAGAACAATATGCAGCAGACAATAGAAGCCGCTTACCTTGCCGGTTATGAGCCTTCGGGCAAAGCCGACGAATATAGCGAGGCTCTTGAATATCTCACAAATCTTAATAAATAAACTTTCAAAACACAATTATTATGCAAGTAACACAATTAACAGGCACGATGACACATCAGCAGGGACTGAATGAGGTCGTAATCAACAAAGTTCAACGTATGATCGACGGCAAGGCTGTCGGTATCAAAGCCACAATGGAACGCCTTATCAACGAAGGCAAGATTTCACAGGACTACATAGCCCCGCTGGGCGTTGAACTGAAACGCAACGAACATCAGCCGGTAATCACCTTTTCTGGCGACGGACGTCTGATGATGAAGATGCCGGGCGGTGATTTCAGACTGAATAAGAATGCAGTAGGACAACTTGCAGATCGCCTTGACATCCCGCAGCGTTATCTCGTAAAGTTAGCCGGAGGCAAGCCTTGGGAGATAGCTCTCGCAAGCACATTGCTCAACGAACACTGCGACAACACGCAGCGCAGCCGAGTGCTGATTAGAGCCGTCGGCGATGAGGTTCGCGGAGTGTTATCCGACAGCTACCGCCGACTGAACTCGGTTGACATCCTGACAGCGTTTATAGAGGAAGCCTCACGGCAGGGAGCTATTATCTCCGACGCCTATATGACAGACACCAAAGTATGGGCTGAAACGATACTGCCGCAGCCTATTGTTGTCCCGACAGCAAAGAACGGCGATGTCGTAATCTTCGTCGGGGCACGATTCTCGACCTCTGACTACGGCAACGGAGCTGTTGACATGCGAGCCTTCCTCTTGAACGGGGCTTGCTTGAACGGTATGGTACGCGAAAGCGTGATGAAACAGGTTCACCTCGGACAACGCCTCCCGTCATCGCTACAGTTGAGCACACACACCTATGAGCTTGACACCAAAGCCACCGTTAGCGCAGTGAGGGACATCACGAAAAGCCTATACGGTATGGATAACCTGCAACAGAAGGCTCTCGAGATACAGGGGGCTGCCGAAATGGAAGTTGACTTCGACCAAGAGCTTCGCCGACTGACGAGAGACGGAGGGCTGCTGAAACAGGAGGGATAGGCTGTTGAGAAGATATTGATGATGAACAACCCCGACGACGGAGTTACAGGCGGCGCAACGCTATGGAAGCTGACACAGGCTATCACAGCTCACGCGAGAGACCTATCGCCTGAAAGAAGCCGTGAATTACACGAAATATCGGGTAACCTGATGAACCGAGTGAAAGTTACCGCATAATATATTGTTAAACCCGCCAGCCGTGACACGCTCCGGCTGGCTTAATCTATCAAGTGATATGGCTAAAGTAAAAGTATATTTCGTTGGGGTTGACAACTGGAACCGCCCCACGTTCCGTGAGATAAGAGACGGAAAGAGACTCAACCGCTATTATTGCGATGTGTTCAAGCTGTTCGACTATGGAGCCTCAGAGGAGGAGGTGCTGAAATGGTACACGGCTGTGGGAACATCCAACATCGTCTATAAAGGCTCGATGTTAGAATCAGAACCCGACGGCGATACGGCTAATGTTGAAATAATCAGAAAAGAGGACATCAACCATTATTGAAAGAAAATTAAAACAACTTTAGAAGTTGCGCACGACACGAACTAAGTGCATTATACAATGACATCGAAAGGCGCAATATACACAGTCACAGCCAACCACAGCAGGAAGACACTGACAATAATAAGGTATGACGATGGCAGGCTGACGAGTAAGTACAGGACATTTCCATTAAGTAAGGAGGATTTCCTCTATTACTCCAACTTTGCAACGCAAAATGACATAAAGAACTTTCTTCAGCACGAGGAGTATAAGGTTGTCAAATAATGAGTTTGAAAAGACGATCAAGGCTTATCTTGACAGCCGCCCGTCACACTATAAGAAGATCACGGACGGCATGAAGGCAAATATGGGTATATTGAAACACGCTTCCCGCAGGAAGCTCAAAACAGCGTAATCATGGTAAAGTTATACGTTTATAAAGTCACATTCAAAGTGCCGCCCATTGATGGCGAGCCGAAAACAGAGTTTTACTTCACCTCTCTGGCAGCTATCTTCGAGGTCTTCACCGAGAAGGAGATAGGCTGCAAGGTCACCCGGTTGTGGAATCTCCATATCAAGGAGGATAAGCCTTATAAAGGGAAACGCTGCTCTGTCGAGAAGATAGAGATGAGGCGTAAACCGCGAAACAAGGCGAATGCGGGGCGATAGCCTCGGGGAATAAAAAGTGTACCAAAAAGAAAAGATAAGCGTTTTGCGGGCGTATTTTTATCAAATAACTCGTAAAATGCTTATCTTTGCAGCGTAATTAAAACAATCACACAATGAAAGAGGAACTCACCACTAAAATGCACGGCGAATTCAAAGCCAGCGACACCAACAACAAAATAAATATTGCAACCTGTATATGGTGTTACGGAATGTTCGAGACCGAAGAGGAACAAAAAAAAGCCGCCTCCGATTATGGCTTGACATGGGAGGAAGCTTTAAAGTACAAGGAAGCCGCCCTGTCTGGGCAACGGAGCTATCCGAACAAGTAGGATTCGAACACCGCCCTTTGCACCGGGTCTTCCAAATTTAACACGCCGTCCCACGCACTCATATTCAAAAGCCTGTGACCGAATTGTGTCGAGCTTAACAGGTTCATCGGGAAATATTCATCCTTTGTGTGTTTTTTATAGAAGTTTTTCACAATATTCTCGGCTTCATCCCATTCCTGTTTTGTGAGTTTAGATCTGTTTAGGGACAGGGTTTTGAGTATATTACTTGCGTCCTTTGCGCAGAACCCGTAAGACGCCCAACAATATCCTCCGACATTGATATTTGCACCAACCGCCATTTTTTTAATACCCGCTTTCCTGTACGATTCATACTGCGCTCTGAACAACGCCTTGCTCAACCCCTTCCCCTGCAGCTTTTCGGGGATGACCAGAAGTGAATGCTTGACACCGCCGGTATTATACACAATTCTTTGGCAAAATATTTGCCCCAATGTCGTGTCACAGGTGAAATCGAATTTAAGTTTGTCCTTATAGATAAAGACATTGCCGAGGTATTTCTTGAATTTGTTACCGAGAGCTGATTTTAATTGTGTGGCTATCGACAACACGTCGAAATCATAATCATCCGCCTCGATGTTGTGAACCGTGAACCCCAAATCTTTCAGTTTCTTCGCCTGTGTTGATATCGGGCATTTTGTCCTCGCGATATTCGCGACTCCCGCTTTGTCAAGGGTAGCCAACCCTGCGAAATTTATTGCCGGCGATAACAGGCTTTCGACGATATCCCTGTTGTCTTTGATAAAGTACGGCAGCTTGTCTCGCTTTTCGGCTGCTTTGATGCGTTCCTTGTTTTTGCCTACCCAGCTCTTGAAATTTAGGGGCATATCCTTCACCTCGTTGATGCTTTTGCCGTTCACAGGTTTACCGGCGAGGAGTTTATCGGTGTCCGCATTTATCTCCTTTTCGGTTTTAAGTATCGAGGTGACATAACACCGGCATTGTGGGTGCCACCCTACGAACTTGAAGTTCTTCGGGTATTTGCCTTTCAGCTCATCGCAGATGTCCGTAACGGGGTGGTTGTTGGAGGTGTGTATCTCAATACCCACGACAAAATCAAGGCTCTGATATCTCATCTGATCGGCTGTGCGGTAAGCCATATTGGTCTCAGTCCTTGTCAGTCTGAGGGCGTTTTTATAGCTTGAACGATAGACACCCGCTCCGGGGTGATAGGCGGCTGCGTTTTTCGACAATTGGAGGTTGCCACGCTTGTCACGTACACGGCGGAACAGCTTGTCGGGCTCACGGAGGTAACGTTTCAAGTCGCGAGCCATGTCCGCTGCGCTGCGTCCTTCACCGATACCGATGTCAAGCCCCATTTCGATTTCCTGCTTGAATTGGTTCGTATAACGCCACACACGGTCCGACAGACTCAACCCATCGCTCTTACGCAGGGCGAAAGCCTCCCTTGCCTTGTCGCTGTGGTTGAAATAACGCATCTTCTGCGCCTGTGTCAGTGTGCGTCCGCTGAACACCGCCTTACAGAACTCGTCTTCCTTGTCGTTGGCGATCTTCCACGCCCCGTCGATGCCGTTCACGACGGCTGACTGCAGGTTGTCGTGAACCTCTTTCATCAGCTCATCGACACGTTTCTTCGTGGCGGGGTAGTCTGCGAAGCTGAATGCCTTGTCCGTGTTCACGTCAAGGGCTGCACCTATACGTGCGGCTTCCTCTGTGGCTTCCTTGAAAATACGGTCTATTTGCGTTAATCTCGCGCGAATTAAGCGGTTTACCCGGTTTTCCCAATATTTAGTGTTGTCCATCTGTGTTGCGTTTTTCAAATAACTGACAAGCCGGCTGGTCAAGGAACTGCGACCAACGGCGGAATTTGCATTTCGTCAGAAAGAATTGCCCGTGACAATCCTTTTCGTGTGGATCATAGGCGTTGGCGCAGTCCGAGCAATGATACCCGTTCTGCGCCATTTCCTTCTGTGTCTGTCGCCTTGCCATTACTCTGTTGGTTCAAATACGTCCGACATTGACTCCTCCTGTATCTCTTTCAAGGTTTGGTCGGGGTCGTCAGAATAACCGAGTTCACGGATAGCCTCTATCTGTGACATGACAGCCTTGCCGCCCGTTGCGGTGACGAATGTCTCGACGCTGTCCTTCGTGTCTGTTATCGAGAACGGAGTTGTCACGTTTTCAACATCCAAGGCATCGATGTCATCGGCATAATCATCCGGGAGCATTGTCTTGAGGAACGCCTTTATGACATTGGTCTCACGGTCGAAAAATTCAAGCAGCGCACCGCTTTCGTCTTTCACCTTGAGCTGTGCATCGATGAAAAGCTGCTTGCGGCTTTCGCCAGACAATGCTGTCTGTGACATCTTCTCATACGACCAATCCGGGAGCTGGAGAAGAGTGAAGAAGAAGTTGCGAAGCTCGTTGACATGGAATTTCAGGTTCTCTGTTGCCTGTTGCCATGTGACATATTGTGCGTTGCCGCCTTTCGGGAACTGCATAACAGCCTTGAACTCCTTGTTCGGTGACTTTTCCTGGCCGTAGCTTATAACCTCGTCGGCGAACACCACGAACTTCGGCTTGCTATTGTCACGGATATAGTTGCCGTTACGGGAGAGAGACCATTCCATTTCATTGACGAGAGGTGAGGAGTCTTCCCAAATAGGTGCCGGGCGATAGACGTACACTCCAGGTATCTTGCCTACGGTGTGCGGCTCGTTGGCTATTTCAGCCCATTCCTCTTTTTCGTTGCTCCATGCGATATGGCGGTCTGCCGTATAGGTATCGAAGAAGTCAACAGTCTTGCGTCCTTTCTTACGGCGGTAGCCTACGGAGAGGGCGATGAGGTCACCGTATTCGTCGAAGAGAGGGTAAAGGTTGTCGCCTCTCATCGGGGTAAAGTTCTGACAGCGCAGACGAAGTTTGCTGTCGAAGCCGTACAGCTTGTTTTCCTGCGGAACGGCATACCACAATGTCATGACCTCGCAGCCGGCGAAAAGCATATTCATACGATCCACGTTGACCGACTGAATACGGTTTTTCTTATAGATTTGCTCAATATATTTGGCAATTTCCTTCTGGCGGTCGTTAGCGGGTTTATAGATACGTTTCACGGGAATGCCCACTACAAGTTCCGTCATGCGTTTCGCTGCGAGCTTCTGAAAGCCGAGGGCGACACGTGTCACCGGCAGCGGCTTGCCCTCGTTATCGACGCTGTCTGGGTATATAGCCTTGTTCATGACGGCGTGCAGCTTTGGGTCGTATTCCGCTTGCAAGCCTTTCTTCCCAGCCCACGCCGGGACTACGATGTTCTTTTCACGAAGAGCCGCTATCTTTTCCAGCGGCTTCGTTTCTGTTGATTCGAGGATTTCTTTTACTGTCATAATGATAAAGTTTTTTAATGTCCAAATATTCTGTTCAGGCGTTCCAAATCAATAGCCTGATGTCTTTGTAATGGATAGAATGTATTGGCGAGGGCGTCGAATTTATCAGGAGACCTGCCAAGGCGTTTCTTGATGTCCTCTTTCGGTTCGATTATAATACGCCCGTCGGAACGGAAAGACCACCGTATCTCTGTGGCCTCCTCATCAAGACCGCTGTCAGGCGGCAACATGGCGTTCATCCCGTTTTTAGGGTTGAGCCAATCCCTTATACACCAAAACAGATAAGCGCGGAGGTTGGCGAAGCGGTTCTGCCCAGTGATGTCCGACAGGTCATGTTCGCCTGCCTTCGCCGCCTCGCTGTACTTGCAGCTGATTGTGCGCTGTGGGAAGCCGAGTTCCACGCAACGGCTATACACGCCCGCACCCTCACCGATAGTATCGATTGATGCCACCATGCGTGGGTTGGCTTGAAGCTCTGCCACGATGTTGCCGGCGACCCTCATGTGGTCTGCAGTGCCGCCGCTGTTGTGCGTCTTAATAGAATAGACATAAGGCCCTGAACGCTTGATATAACATGTTGCGTCGCGCCCCATACCCGCCACGTCCACACCAAGCACAGGCACTTCGGGGAGATACGGCATGTTGTGTTGTGCCGTCATCCAACGGGCGTGGGCTGCGTCTAACCACTGCTGCGGTATAAGGACATCGTCAGACACTTTCGGGAAACAGCCGAGCACTTTCTTGCGGAACAGGTCTTCGGGACGGTACCACACGCCCTCAAACTTGAAGTCGTCGAGTTCGGGCTGTACCTCGTCTTGGTTTATCACGGTGCACCATGTGTCAAGTTTGTCCTTTACCCATTCGTAGTTTACCTGTCCGGGGATGATATTCTTGTGTTCAATGACATTCGGAGCTGTCAGGCTGTTCAATCGGAAACGTGCCCAGTGGTCGTACTTCTGACTGCGCGCCGCATATCCAACGGGGGTGTTGGGGTTGAACACTATCAGAAGACGGGAATCGCCTTGGAGGTTACCCTCAATAGCGTCGAAGATGCTGTCGCTGATACCCGAAGCCTCCGTCACGACGAACATTGTGTGGACTGCGTGGAAACCCGACCAAGCCTCGTGGTTATTTTCATCAGCCTTGAAACCTGTAAGGAACCATTCGGCTTGGTCGGTTCGTATATCGTAGGCGTTAAGCCGTCCGGGGAGTGTCACGCCGCGAGCCTTGGCGCGGTTGTATAAACGGCTTATTTCTGGCATCATTATATTTTTGACTTGACGGTCGGTGGGGGCGGTGAGTGCCACCTTTGTGTTTTCGGCGAGTTCGACATCGCCTTTTGGGTCGCGTCGCCAGCGCGGGGTGAGATACATGAACGATACGGCTGCACACGCTGCGACGAAATCCTTTCCACGGGCTGTCCCCGACGCCACGCTCGTACGTGGGTTGTGCTGTACCGATGAAAGGATGGCCTGCTGCTCGCTGTCGAGGCGCACGTCGAAGGCCTCGCGGATGAACTTATTCCAATCCGCCCGCCATGAGTCTATCAGGCTGATGCCTCGTTTGCGTATCGTATCACTCTGTGCCGACATATATCCTTGTGGTTTATTTGTGCGCCCTGTGTGCCGTCCAAATCATCGCAACGTATATTTATCGCTCAATCTCAGATAAAGCCGCACAAGGGCTGATTCTTATTGATTTCTGATGGCTTCCTCGGCTTCGTCAATCATGCCGCTATCAACGAGCATCGAGGCAAAGGACAGGCTGCCGCTCAAGTCCTTCTTCTCCGGGGCGTATAAGCCGAGCAACTTACGACGCTCCTCGAGCTGTTTGCGAATCTCGGAGATATAAGCCGGGTCGCCCAAGCGGATGATGTTCTCTCGCTTGTCCTCAACGGAGTAGGTGCGAATCTGCGTCTCTCCATTGTTCCCGTTGCCGTTGTTCTGTACCGGCGCACCCTTGCGTTTATTGGATGTCTTGGTGTAGTCGGTCTTCGACTTCTCCCACTGATCCCAAAGTTCGCGGCAGGTGTCATCGATACGTGTCAACTCGAGTGTCAAGGCTTCGTCCATGTTTTCGAGACGGCTCGCGCGCCACTCGGCGAGCAGTGTCTTGATGTCGGCGTGTACTGTCTGCAACGAATAGGACTTGAGGTTGAGACGGCGCATAACCTCCGCGCGCACCTTGCGGACAGACCACCCACGCTTGTAAAGTTCCGCCACGATTTCAAGACGGGCGGTCTTCATCTGTTGGCGGTGTTTGGCTTGAATTGCATTGCTCATAGTCTGTATAGTTTTATAACGGGAGGCGTGTCAGCCTGTAATTTTCGGGTATGTTGTTAAGCGTCTGCATTGTCTGTGTGGTTTTCTGTTGTCTCTTCAATGGCTTCACCCAACGCCTCGCTCTTGAACAGGGCGTCATCGTCGGCGGTATATTCTATCTTCGGAAACTCTGCACGGATAGTCTTCGCTTTGCCTTTATAGAAAATTAGAACGTTTTGGTGCATCTTCGCAACCTTGCGGCTCTCCATATAACGCCCCGCACGCAGCGCAGTTGAAGCACCCGTCTCGACAAGGATAATTTCGTTATACAGATACATGCCGTTATCGGCGAAAATACGCTTGATGTCGCCCACAAAGTCATAATAAAAGCCGTTTTTTTTGTTGCGGATGTCGCCTACGACAATAACGGCAAAACGGTTGTCTGAAAGGCACTTTATGGCTTCGCTGTAAGCCCGACGTAGGATAGCGATAAAATCCTCATAGGTATCCTGATTCGATGCGTCGTTTTCAAGGTCTGAGTAAATCTCCAAATCATAATAAGGCGGGCAGCTGAAAAGAAGATCCTGGCTTCCCTGTGTGAAATACTTCGCCACGTTCTGTCCGTCGTCGCAGATGTATTTCACCTCAATGTCTTTGTCCTTAAGCACACGCTCATTGATTTCAACCTGTTCCTTACGAAGCTCAATACCTGTAAAACGGTGTCCGAGTGTTCCGAACACGAAGCCTTTCTGAGTATCGCCGGCGAAAGGGTCGAAGATGCTTGAATGTTCTTTCGGAATGAACCAACGGCACATGATTTCAGCCAACACGGGGTCGAATAGCGACACACCTGCCGAAAGAACTTTCTGTTCTTCACGTTCCTTTACGTCTTCCGGGACATACTTTTCAAGATATTCAGCGAAAGACAGCCCGAGTTCCTCACGATGCTTGCGTGTCTTCTGGTACAAATCCTTATATTTGATTTCGGGCGAGGTGATTAATGTGTCGTTGCGGCTCTCGCCATAGTCGCCTATAAGCTCTCTCCACTGCTTTTTGCGGGCTTCCCAATATCCCTTGCGTGTGTCGAGGACAGAGAACGGCGGCACGATGAAACGGTCATTCAGTGAGGCGTTAGCCTGTCCTCCGTCCTTAACGCCGCCGTCAGCACCGCCACCGCCCCAATTCGGGTCTTGCCACACGTTTAGTCCCCAATCATCGAGCTCCTGGCTGTCCCACTCGTTAGCCAGCTCATCCCAATTCCATTCGCCGAATGCGATGTTGTCCTTGATGATGAATTCGCGCTTTTCAGCGTCTGAGAGTTCGGAAGCCTTGATGATAGGCACGGTGGGCTTGTCCAGCCAAGCGAGCCAATACTTGACGAGCCTGTTCTGTTCGGTTTCCGTCTTTTTTTGATAGTCGTGACACTCCGACAGGCGTTGCCGGATGTCCTCTTCTTTCATGTCCGCTATCGACAGCAGCGCGCGAAGGCGCATGTTGCCTCCGAGGGCTGTCATTGTGTCGTCAACGACTATCGGGCGGATTTCAAGCATCTTCGGCAGAACGAGTATGGAATTAACAAGTTTCTCGAACATTTCGTTTTTTATTATACGAGGATTCGAGCCGTTGATGCATAACTGTGATAATAGAGCTATTTCTGTTTTCATAACATAATGACTTATTTTCTCTGCAAAAATACAAAAAATGATTATAATATAATCACTTATTGCAAAAAAAATGGAATTTATTCGAGATTTTCACCAAAAACGGCGTTTTTTATCAAATCGAATGTGGCTTTGGTGTATTGTGTCGCGGGGGTGCAGCGGAACACCCGCCAGCCCATGAGTGTCGCTGTGTTGTATTTTTCAATGTCGCCGAGGAAGCCCAGCGGCCGGGTGTGCCGACCCTGTGTATAGACGCCGCCTTCAACCTCGAGGGCTATCTTATGCTCGGGGAAAGCATAATCGAAACGCCACATACGTTTCGGGTGGAAGCGAAACTCCTTGACACAGTCCAAGCCGTAGTCCTGTTTGCAGATAATAGTGAATACGTCCCTTGTCGGGACTGAATTTCGTTTCTGTGCGGTTTTCTTTGGTATCATAACAGTTTATACGTATTTTGATGGATAACGGTTGTACGGGGCGCAAATCGCCTTGACCTGCGCCCCGTGTGATGATGTTAGAACGGGAGGTCGCCCGCCTGTGGAGCAAACGGGTTGCCGTTGTTCGGGAACTGCTGCTGTGCTGGTTGAGCCTGTTGTTGCGGTGCGTTGCCGCAAAGTTGGATGATGTCGGCGTTCAGATCGAGAGAGGTGCGCTGCTGCCCGTTTCTGTCTGTGTAGTTATTGACACGGAGCGTCCCCGCCACATATACCTTCGTCCCACGTTTCAGGTAAGGGAGAAGCCCTCCCCTGCCGTTGTCATAACGCAGGACAGAGATCCATTGTGTCGTTTCCTGTCCTTTGCTATCACGCTCGCTGTGCGCCACGTTGAATGAGATGTAATTGTTGTTTCCGAGGGTTTTGATTTCGGCGTCGCTGCCGAGATTTCCGATGATTTCTAATCTTAACATAGCTGTAATTTTTTGTTATTTAATCGTTTGACTGCGTTGCGTTTGTGTACCCTTATGAGTTTTGTAAAGGTATTGAGTATCAGAGCCGCAGCATTTTTTTGCCTTCAATCCGCTCCCGCAAGGGCATGGTTCATTTGGTCTTACTTTCTTTGCGTGAGTGTTGGGCTTGCTGCGTCTTTACCTGCGTTAATCATTTTTATCATGTGTTCTTGTTTGTTCATAGCGTTATAAATTTGTTGGTTGATAATTGATTTGTCAATTTAAAAATCGGAGGGGTTGTGGGGTTGCCCCTCCATCATTAAAGTTATACATTGGCATTTGTTATTCACGAATACGGCTATAACGAGTATAGCACTACCGTCATCGAAAATCATCATCCTTGAATCGACAGCCGCATTCTTATCTCGAACCTCTGTTATGTTATTTTCCATGATTACCGTTATTTGTTTGTCCTTTTTTCTTTACCAAGCGCACCGTGAAGCCGTAGAAGCGGTTGTAGTAGTAGGCTGTATTCCAATGGCAATTGGAATAGAAGTACAGGTAGTAAGCGTTAGTCTCACTGTAAGCCGTGGACGACCAGTAGATCCCGTAGGAACCGACATTGTTGGCAGTAGTACCATAACGGTAGCCGGCGGCAGGCAAGAATATCTCTCCATTGTTGTTGTACACTCTTAAACCTTTTCTTTCATCATCCCATTCGTGCTCACAATGGTTTAATAATTCTTTCCAATCTTCCCTGGTAGGGAGCTGGTCTCTGAATTTTTCAACAGCCTCATCCCATGTGTAATAACCGGGCTCGTTTTCTACAGCCCATAAGTTGCCAGACGGCAGACCCAAATCAACATATTTTCTATTCATTGTTTTGCTGTTTCAGTTGTTATTTTAAACTTTTATAGTATTTGATTGTTTTCAAACAATCCTTGCATTCACATTTATTTATATTTCCTGTGAAAATTTCTCCGACAGCTTCCCAACCGTCATATTTCAAACTTGAATCTGGTATAGCCCTGCCGCATATTGTATATTCACCGCCACGCATTATTTCGTTGACTCCGTGAATTACAACAGCATTCTCACAGCCATCCTCCATAAAATCATCTTTCGAGTGTATCAATTTTTGCAGTTTCATGATGTCTCTTGTTTTGTTTGTTCAAAAGTTTTTTGAATAGCTTTTCCATCCGTTTTCCGTCATATTCGATATTTTCCAAAACATGGTTTTTGCGCATGATTTCGGACAGTATCATTGTGGTGTCAAAGTTTGTCATTTTGTTCTCGTTTAATTTTCATCTATAAACTTCAGCAATTCTATTTTCGCTTTTGTCAGGCATTTCCTGCAATTCTTGTGATTTCATGCTCTCCTTTGTCTCGCTCGCTCCAATGTGCAATGCACATTTGGCGAAATGCTATTTTGGCTTCTTCTTTTAATTCTTCATCAGACAAATAGTCTTCAATGTTAATTTTTGCTTCCATATTATTTCAATTTATTTTGTTACTTCAACAAATTCACCGTCTTTCAGCATATACCAAGTGTCGGCTTTGATACGCTCGCCATCGACATATTCCGTCTTGACGCATTTTGGCTTCCATCTTTGGCTGTCTTCATCCCTGTGCCATTCCGCAAGTGTAATCCAAGAACCCGCCTTTGCCTTTACGACCGCGTTGTGTCCTGCGCAACAGATAACTGAATCTTGCCCTGTGCTGTTAATCTTTGCGGAGTAACCCGATGAGCCTATCTTTGCGGAGTCTCCCGATGAGCCTATCTTTGCGGAGTCTCCCGATGAGCCTATCTTTGCGGAGTAACCCGATGAGCCTATCTGTGCGTAGTCTCCCGATGAGCCTATCTTTGCGGAGTAACCCGATGAGCCTATCTGTGCGTAGTCTCCCGATGAGCCTATCTGTGCGTAGTAACCCGATGAGCCTATCTGTGCGGAGTCTCCCGATGAGCCTATCTTTGCGGAGTAACCCGATGAGCCTATCTTTGCGGAGTTTTTGCCGTTATCAGAATTTAGTTTGTCATTCCTCTTTATTGTTTTCTCTTGTACCCACTCAATGCCCAGTCTGATTAGGTCTTTGAATTTCAATTCCGCCTTAATCTTTATTTTTGACGAAGCAATTTTAGTGTCTTCTTTATTTTCTTTGTCAATATTACCAGATTGTTCCACCTCGCAGAAACGGCACATTTCGGCATTTTCATCAAGAAAATAATAGCCGAGCACGTCTAACGGCGATTCGCAAGCGTGGAAGCCGTTACTGCAACATTGCACCTCGCCGCCAGTCTCATACTCTTTTCCGACTTCATATTGAAATCCTCTACATTTTAAGTCTTTGTCGAAGCCCTTGTAGGCCTTGATTGTTTCTTCTTTTTCCATAGTTTTGTGATTTTAATTTTTATTATTCTCTGTTATTTGTATTGCTATGAATATCATTTCATAAATAATATCCAATGTGTCTTATTGAGTTTCCCGACACGGTGACCAAGGATAGGCTTACGGTCTGTCAACTCCAATATCTTGCTCACGGGAATATCCGTCTCATTCCACTTGAAGATTAGGAACCCTCCAGGCTTTAGCACACGGAAGCACTCTTTGAATCCAAGCTGCAGCGTTTCTTTCCAATCCGTCTGCCCCAATGCTCCATACTTAATATGCTGCCAGCCAGTGGGGCTTGCCTTGGGATTTAAGGAGCCATAGATGTCTGCGAATTTACTCTTACCTGTATTCCTTAACAGATGTGGCGGGTCGAACACGACCAGCGAGAAGACCTCATCCTCAAACTGCATACTGCGAAAATCGCCTACAATATCCGGCTCTATCTTCCATGGCCGCCCGTCGCACAAAGTCGTCTCTACCTCACGGATGTCCTGAAACAGGACGCGAGGGTCGTTCTTGTCGAAATAAAACATCTTGCCTCCGCAGCATGCATCCAATATAGTCGCACTTTCTTTCATATTCATTTCTTTTTTATGTGTCATGACTAAACCGCTTGATTTTCTTGTTATAAAATTTCACTTCGTAAAAATGTGCGTTGTGTTCCGTCCTTGAACATCAGTCCTCTGTGTTCGGAAGCATAACCGCTCACTATCTCCTGTGCCAGCGTTCCACTCGTTCCGCTCACGCCCTTGCTCTCCATGCGCGTCCGACTGTCCGCCGCGCATGGGGTTTTGAGAAAGAGTTTGGATAATTGTTCCTTGCGTCGCGCTATCCAATGGTTCAACTCGGTGTCTCGATTGACTGTCGGATGTTCTTTCGCTGTTCCATTGTTGCAACAATGAGCGGTCGGTGTTGGTAGCATTTCTGTATCCGATAATAAAGATTCGGTCTCGCCTATGGGGGGCTCCAACGGCACAAGCCGGAATAAGCACCGGTTGGACTTCGTATCCGATACGCTCAAGGTCGGTACAGATGCGCTCGATAGTGTATCGCTCCCGCAGCTCGTAGGAGCGTAGAGCGTCCTCCTCTCCGAATAGAGAGGCTTGAGCTCCCACCTCAACAACCTCGCCCTGCTCGACCATCGAGGTGATTCCAGCAACGTTCTCACCAACGACCCAAGCGGGCTGGCATTCTTGTATTGCTCGGAGCATCTCCGGCCATAGGTAGCGGTCATCTGACGCGCCTCCTCGCTTCCCGGCACAACTGAACGGCTGGCAGGGAAAGCCGCCGGTGAGAACGTCAATGCGTCCTCGCCATTCTGTAAAGTCTGTCCTTGTGATGTCTTCATAGCTTTTTGAATTAGGGTACCAATACTCCAGCACTCTCAGTCCAAACGGATTAATCTCGCAATGGAAGATATTTTCCCAGCCGAGCATCTCGGCGGCTATCTCGGGCCCGCCTATTCCGCTGAACAATGATGCATGTGTCATAACTTTTTATTTTATTTTGTTTTCTTTCAGTTTTAGTTGTTTCTGAAGCTCATTGCGAGCCTTTATCATTTGTCCGAATGTCTCGGGTGACTTACAGCGGAAGGTGTAGAAGTTGAACTTGTCAAGGAAATTCTCCACAAGTTTCCGCGTCTTTGGGGTGATGTTATCTTCTGTCGGGTTACTCATAATTACAGCGTTTAGTATGGTAAATTGGGTAAATCGTCATGCACGGAAAATTCAAGTTCTCCCTGCTCATAAGCTTCAATGGCTTTGCGCCTGATGTCTTTCAGGTGGTTGGTGTTGTCCCATTGCGGCTCTTCCGAAGCCAAATAGGGTGTGTAGCGTCCGTTATTGATATTGTACTTGAATACCGCCGTGCCGCCTGTTCCGAGGTGCTTAAACTTCACCTTTGGAACGGAAACCTCAACGACGCCCTCCGCCTTGTTACGGTGAACGACAATGCCGAAATCCGCTTTGTTGTAGAAGTTTGCGGAACCGCTGATGTCATACAGTGAGGGGGCTTCATATACGCCGTCCTTATTCTTTGTCAACTTCGTCGGGTGCGCCATGAGTATCACAAGGACATCGTGCCGCTGCGCGAAGTTCTGCAGCTTGTCCAGTACCTCGCTGATATACTGCGTCTCGTTGCGCTGCCCCTGTTCGTTTTCCAAGCGGTTGTACGGGTCAATCACTAACGACTTGATACCCCGACGGCGAACAAGGAACTTGGCTTTGTCGAGAATGGCGTCGAGGCGGTAGCCTTCCTCCGGCAGGATGAATGAAAAGTCCTGATCGAGGTGTTCCTTAGCCTGTTTGTATTCGCCGAAAGAAAGCGTCGTGCGCCCGAACTTCTTCCCGGTGAACTTCTCTATCAGCTTCGAGGCGTGATAGGCGAGAGGGGCGTTCTCCGGGCTGAAATAGGCGAAACGCCAGCCGTAGCGCATATTCAAACGCTCCGCCATTTCGTCTATAAACTCCGATTTGCCGCTGCCGGGGATACCTGTCACAACACACAGACGCTGCGTCTCAAAGGAGCATAGCTTGTCGAAGTTGTCGTGTCCTATAGTCACGCCTGGTTGCAAGCCGTTGTCGAATATCATGTCGAGGGATTGCTCGAAGTCCGTAACCGTGAACACGCCCGATATCTTGGTTTCTGGTGCGTCGGCGAGGCATTTCAACAGACTTTCCTTGCCGTATTTCATCAGGTGTTCGTTGGCATCCTTGCAGCCCTCGCCGTATTCCAACACCCTGCAACGCTCCGCCCCGAAACGGCGCAGAAGCTCGTCACGTAGCAGCACCCCCTTTGTGTCGGTGTCCGAGGCGATGAAGATCGTGTCCTTGTCGTCGAAATAGTTCTCGATATAGTCGTCGAGATAGTCGAGGTTGGCGTTAGCCCCGTTCGGAACGCTCACCACGTCGTGCCGTCCGCATTCATAGAACGAGAGTGCGTCCATTTCGCCCTCCGTGATGATACACTCTTTCTTGCCTTTGATGTTGTCGATATTATAAGGTAGGAGCTCCGCCCCGGAAACGAGCTTGAAACACTTGTCGCCCGTGCGGAACTTCGTGTTCACGAGTTTGCCGTCCCGATAGTAGTTGAATTGCACCGTGTTAGCCCGCCCGTTCTTTTGCGGCATGTATTCTTCGCCTTCGGTGATCTTCATTTGGGATAGCGTCTGCAGTGATATGCCACGTTTCGCGAACCAAGCCGCTGCTCGCGGGCTGATGTCAAGGCTTCCCGTCGCCTTCGGTATGACGTATTCTTTTTGTTGGTGTCTCACCGGGGCGGCGTTATGCCAGGAATCGTTCTCGTGCCTGTCGGCGGCGCAGCCCGACCAGCCGCAATAGTGGCAGTGGAATTTGCCCGTGCCGAGGTCGCAGGATAGCGAACGGTCGCGCTTGTTGTGTCGTTGGTCCCGGCATTGAGGGCAGAATGTCTTCACGTTGCCTGAGGTGCGTCCGTGAGGTATCTCGATATTATATTTACGCCAATCCATGCTCATAACTCCCATTTTTGCGTTTCAGCGTTCCACGACCAACGCTCGTCAGGTCTTGCCGGAGCGTTCATCGGTATTGTCACCCTTCCCGTGCCGTATGTGCGTCGTCCGTTCTCGATACGCTCGCCAGCCCCAAGTTGAACGTTGGCGGACTGTGCGGGCTTGATATCGCCCCGCAGGGCGAATATTCCCTGCCAGTTGTTCGCCATACTCTCCTCAATTATCGCGTCTGCTGTCAGCGGGTCACCGTTGGAGAGCTTCATGAGCTTTTTAAAGAAAGCCTCGAGGGAGGTCTGGGTCTTATATGTCTCACGTCTTGCCGACTTGTATTCAAGCCAACGCTTCACGGTTTCAACATAAGCCGGGCCGCAGAAGCCCAAGTCGAACTTTTCTTTTTTTGTAATTTTTTTCTTTTTTATATCATTATCATTATCATTATCATTATCATTATCGGTATCATTATCATTATCGGTATCGTTCGTATTCGGTCGTATAGGTTTGTATTCGGTCGTATCGTTCGTATTTCCCCATCTTCTCCTGATATTCAATCGGTTACGTTCACACTTCGCAACGTACTTCTCTTTGTCGCGGTCAATCGTTGAACGCATCAGTGCGGTTGAAGCCCTGATGAATTTGTCTTCCGGCATAACTCCTTCGAAGGCATAACGTACTATCGCGTCATACACTTGAAGTCGCTCCTCGGGGGTAAATTCCTTGATGACCTCATACCAATCATCGTAAAACAAAAAATTACTTTTGCTCATATTCCTTGTCGGTTGGTGTGTTTTTAATTCGTTCTAATCGTTTTATGAGACGGTTCGTTCTGCGCCGTCTGTCGCAAGCCCGTGTCCCTTTCGGTTGATCGATACGGGTGTAACTGTTCAGCTGGCGCAGAACCTCGTCCAATGTGGTATCGCTGATAAGCCTTTTCATCTTAACACGAGTTGGAATTCTCTGTCATTTATGGGGCGCACGCAGAGTGTCGCACTATCGGTGTACTTTTGAAGGGCGATATGCTCGGCTTTCTGCGCAGACAGATACACGTTGAAGGTCTCAACGAACCTCTCGTGTGATTCGTTCCACGCGATACGCTCATAGGCTTTGCGGGCTTCTTCTGTCGCCTTGAGCCAGGCGTCCTGTGCGGCCAACTCCTCCCGGCTTGGTTGCCAGGCGTCAAGTATGTCCAATAACTGCTGCATCGTTCCCTTTTCCATAGCCTCACTTCTTTACGGTTATCTTAACACTTAAAGAGCCTGTCTTGGCAGGTGGGTAAACCTCATACGTTTCCCCTGTTTCCGTGTCTGTGTAAACCCACATTTCCTTATTCAGCTTCATCATCTCTTCCATCTGCTTGGCTTTGCCTTGAAGTTCTGATATATTCTGTTGGATTCGGTTGTAGGCTTTATGACCGCATAGCGAGTAGTCATATTTCACACCGACACTTGCTATCTCGAACTTGGCGTTGTGCACCTCGGCGGTGTCGTTCTCATACTTGTGAACCTCGTCGATTTCGAGTTCCTTCACTTTCGGGTTTTTCAGGTAACCCTCAATAACCGCTTTTAAGTTTTCCAATTGTGCGTGAACCTTCAAGAGGTCAACCTCGCCGTTCAACGCGGCGTCAACCAGTTGTGCGATGAGGTTCTGTTGCTCCGTCTTCGTGCTTGGGAGCTGCTTGCTGATGATTGTTAGTGTGTTTTCCATTGTTGTAAATTGTGTTTTATTTTATACATTGATTTTTTTATTTGCTTTTAAATTGGCATACACTGCTGCAATGTCGAGCTGTGAGGTGTCCTGTACGTGGTATAGGTTTAGATAATATCTCTGGGCGTCCTGATTCTGCGAGAGAAACAGCAACGTCATCTGTCGCTGATAGTCCGTTATTGCGGGAATGGCAGGGCTCTGGGGCGGTAGCTTTCGTTTTCCCTGTTTTTCCTGATTGCTGTCACCTTGATAAACTTTGTCGCTGTCATTGCCGTCGTCAATAGCGAATAGCCCGCAAAGGGCGTATTTTCGGGCGTAGCTTGAACAAGAGCCGGTCACTTGTGACTGATCCATACCCTTCTTCGATTCCTCCTCACGGGCGTAAGCTGTAACTTTAACAGTGTCCCCGCAATTTTCCGTGTCTATCAGTGTGGCGGTTGCTTTTACATAATAACGCTCACCGATAAGAACAAGTTCGTCGCTTATCGTCACTGCGAGTTTCACACTTTCGAGAATGGGTTTCAATGATGATAAAATACTCTCGCATGATCTGTAATCATAGTTCCCGAAGCTATTGTGTTGGTCTTTCGGTGCTTTCAGCTGCTGTTGTACTTTAAGCAGTTTTGCGTTAATGCTCAATGTCGTAGTTTCCATTATGAATTGTGTTACTTAATGTATTGTTTTGAATGTGCTTGCTTGCCTATTTTTGTGAAGTTTATAGCCTTCTGTCTGATTTCCTCGTCGGTGTCCATTCTGTGAGACAGAATCCATTTTTCCAATTCGTCTTTCTTGAAGAATATCTTCTTCCCGTTTGGCTTATAGAAAGGAATCTTGCGCCTTGAGGTCAGGCTGTAAATCATCGACACCTTCATATCGAGCATTCTCGCCGCTTCGTCAGCCGTGAGAATTGTCTTCGAGCCGATCTGCAGGTAGCGTTCGATGTTGTCGAGTTTCTGTTCGATAGTCCCTTCCATAGCCTATTCCTCCGGGTATGGGTTGCGGTCATCGTGTTTTTCCCAGCCTGTCTGTTCGACTGCGGGTTCTGTCTGCGACTGCGGGTTCTGTTTCTTGTCGAAAAGGTCGGCGAGCAAAGCTCCCGTAATCAATAAAGTTATACCGGCGAGCTTGGCGATTAGTTCAACCTTAAATGCGCCTCCGACACAGAGCATCGGGAAGGCTGCGAGTGTGATAAAAAGTCCGATTTTCTTTTTCATGATGTTGTGATTTAGCATAATTCATTGTACACCCTCATTCTTCATACGTGCCTCAACGCGTTTGCGAATAAACCAAATGGTAGAGGGGGCGTGGATGTTGAATTTCTTCATGATATATTCCTTTGCCGCTCCTGGCTGCGCATCAGGATAGCTCATAAAATCCTCATACTCCTTATAAATCTGCATTTCGCGGGCTTCCCGCTCAAGTCTGTAGGCAGTTTTTTTTGGTGCCGCCATCACCGTCATTTCAGCCATCTCTTTAAAATTTTTAGTTTAATTTTTATTGTTATGTTGTTTAATTTATTATTTTTGTTATCGTTTTTATTAAAACACGCTGCAAAGTTACAAATATTTATTCAAATAAATCAAATATTTGGTTAAATATTTTTAAATTTTTTTTAAAATAATTTATAACTTATTGATTATAAATATGATAGATGTAAAAAAAATACGAGAAGAAAAGTCCTTGACACAGGCACAACTCGCTAAAATAATGGGAGTTTCGGTTCAGACAATTAAAAATTGGGAGGCTGGCAAAAAGATTCCGTCAACAGCGATGATGAAATTGTCCGATTTATTTAATGTGTCGGGTGATAATAATATTGCTGCAAACATTAACGGGAACAACCAACAGAATTCAGGAGCTGTAATAGATGCTCTCACTCATCAACTCGATGAGAAAGACAGACAAATTGACAGATTGCTCGGAATCATAGAAAAAATGAACACCACAACAAAATAATTAATAAGTAAACAACAAAACAACAAAACAACAGACTTATGTACGAGATTGAAGAATTTTACAGACGCGCCGAACAGGAGGCGAAAGAGGAACGCAAAAGAGTTCTAATCGAATGCGGCATTTTCAGCAAAAAGTATTCAGCACAGAAAAGTGACGACTATCCGTTTTATGACGAACAGGCGAAAAGGTATTTCAGAAAGATAGCCATCGACGTGCCGGACGAAGATTATAAGAATGTACTGGCTTATTACAACAGACGCAAAAAACAGATGTCCAACACGGCGGAAAAGACGCTGTCAGTTATAGCTGTCATTGTGCTTGTGCTTTCGGTTCTCGGTTTTGCTGCCGGTATTATTGCCGTTGTAACGGATGTCGCCTTGTTGGCTTATGCCATAGCCGGTGTAGTCACACTTGTAAACGGGCTTGCCGTGTTTGCGCTGTTCCGTGTCATTGCAAACATATCAAATAAACTCGGCTGATTTATGAACAAGCGACTTTTGCAGATAATCGAGTACTGCACGCACGGGAACAGGACTGACTTTGCCTCGTTGATGGGGTGGTCGCCCCAGTATCTCGCCAAGTTGCTGAAGGGCGACAGCTTCGGGCTGCGCCCCGTGTCGACAATACTCGAAAAGATGCCGGAGATAGACGCACGTTGGTTTCTGCTCGGAACAGGTTCGATGTTCGGCGACAGCAAAGGAACGGCACGGGACATTATAAGGCGCAAAGCGCAGGAGCTAATCAACATTGAAAACGACCTCCTCGACATGTCAGACAGGGAGGCGTCGAAATTAGCGAAGATTATCAGCAATTTAAACATACCATACAATGCAGACTGAAGACAGCCAAAAGATAATAAAAAGGTTCTTTGAAGCCCTATACTACCTAAAAGAGCAGAACATCATCCGTGGCAAGCAAACTTTCACAGCAAGCCACGACATCAACCGATGGAACATGAACACACTCGAAAAAGACAAGAGCCGTGACATCTTTCAGGCGGCATGGCTGACGTATCTCGTGACCGATTATGGTGTCAGCCCCGAATGGCTGCTCACTGGGCGGGGGGACATACTGAAAGGGAAAAGATGATTACAATACAATCATATTGTGGCGTTATTGCTTGCTGATGTCACGCGAGTGCCGTTATCTTTTTGCGGACATATAAATTGTTGTCCCGAAATCAAAACGCCGCAAATCGGCTAAAAAAGCCCCAAATTGCGTTTTCCCGAATTGCCGACATTAGGAAAAAATAAGCAGATTCAAACCTGCTTATTTGGTAAATTGGCTTTACATTATTGATATTCAATAAATTACAGCTATATTTTGGGGATTTTGTTCACCGCAGCCTGCTTCTTCTGGTCAACGATACGGGCGTAAATCTGCGTTGTCCTGATGTTGCGGTGACCGAGGAGTTTCGACACGGTGTATAAGTCCTCTCCGAGTTCGAGCATGAGGATAGCCATTGAATGTCGGCCGCTATGAAAGGTGATCTGCTTGTTTATACCAGCTTCCTTGGCAATATGACGGAGGTGGAACGCCGTGTCGGAGTCATAGATGAAGTCCTTGAAGACTCGCTCGTCATCATCGCCACGCTCGCCTATGAACTGAACGGCGTGGGGTGTTATGTCAAGATATTCGATTTTCCCTGTTTTCTTCTGTCTGAAGATTATTCTCGTAAACCCGTTCTCCTCCTTCACGTCGCCCCACCGCATCTTCAGGATGTCAATTTTTCTTATGCCGGTGAGACACGAAAATAGGAATGCGTCACGCTCAGCCTGCCACTCCGGGCGGCATGGCTGCGCTGCGAAACGCCGTATCTCGTCCAGCGTTAAATAGACATGCTCGGCTTCCTCCTCCTTGAAGTATTCCGCCCCCTCCATAGGGTTGCGGTCCAACAGCCCGTCCTCGACTGCCTGACGCAAACATGCATGGAGTTTTATCTGATAGGCGAGTTTTGTGTTCTGTTTGAGCTTGACTTTGGTTTTCTTTTCCGTGCGTATGTTAACAGCCTTCGTGTCAAGGTAAGCCTTGAACGCCTTAATCCAATCTGCGTCGATGTCTGTCAGCGGTATGTCGGTCTTGCAGAACTTGCACAGATGCTTGTAGGCGCAGAGCCACACGCTGCTCGTATTGGGCGAGAGCGTCTCGCATTTCAGCTCGTACTGGCTTTTGAAATAGGCGAGCAGCCCAACGTTGGACTTGCGACGGAAGCCGAACATCCCGTTCTGAATATCGACGACACGCTGTGCCCGGACAGCTTCGGCGAGCCTTAACGTCTCCCGATTCTTGTCCCTGTCAGCCCGCGACCGCTCCTCGACGAGGTATAGTTTAAGAAATTCGTATGTTCGTGCGCCGTTGACATAGATGTCAAGATATAGGCTCGTAAGCCCGTTCGATATTTTGCGTTGCCGCAACTTTACCGGTTGTTTTGATACCAT